AACAGGCTCAACAACCCCCACAACCACCTGCATCGAGGGTAGCGACTCCTAGTGCTGCACCTGCATCCTTGGTAGAAGCAGTCCCAAGACCCGTAATATCCGTGTGTGGAATGGTAGATGCGGCAGTCATAGCAGTAGTGCCAGTTCCCTTGACATAACCAGTCAAAGTCGTTGCGCCTGTACCACCTTGGTTGACCTGCAGCGTTCCTGTGACATTGGATGCAGGAATGGTTACACCACTAATCGTACCCCCTGTAATGGTTACGGCATTGGCATTTTGCTCTGCCATAGTCCCCAAACCAACTAAAGTATGGTCTGCGTTCCAATCACTAGGGCGAACTACTGACGAATCATCTCCGTCAGGTATCGTTGAAACCTTACTATGCTTGACTGTAATAGCCATTATTGGACTCCGATTATCTTGCCGTCAGCCCCACGCACGACAGTCTTAGGTCTATTGTGTTGTGCATTAATTGTTTCTACCAGAGCAGAAATAGCCTGTGCCATCTGCATATTTCCCTGTCCAATCGCATCTGCAATAGGTTGCATTGGGGATTCCATCGACTTTGCCATTTCCTGTTCGGTCATGTAAGCCATTGTTCCATCAGACTCATCTGCACCAATCCTTGCAACTTCAATTTTTGCGCCATTATTGATATGGGCTAGTAGGACTTGGGTGTTTCGCTCAGTCATCATCTTCATCTGAGCTACTTTCATCTCCATCTCTCTGTCCATCATATTGCGCTGTTCTTCAAGTTGGAACTTCAGTTGGTTCTCTTGCGCCTGGTATTCCTGTTTGGCTTTTTCAATCTGCATAGCGTTCTGCATCTTCATTTGCTCTAACTGCGCTTGCATCTGAATTTGTTGTTGTTTGGCCTGTGCATCCATCTGCGCCTTCTGTATCTCTACAGGTGGTTGTGGGGGTTGTTGAGCCTGTTGTTTAGCGGTTTCACGCAGTTTGTCCGCAGTCTCGTCAATAATGCCCTCTAACTGTTTACCGGCTTTAAAGGCAGTAACACCGAACTTAAGCATCTCTACCAGCATTGGGGTTAGTTCAGGCGCGGCTTGTGCGGCAGGTAAAGCCATCTGTAAGTATTGACCAACTGCAGCTAGGAAAGCGACTCTATCCTGTTTTTCTTGCTGCTCATCTTGGTAAATCATTGAGTCAGAAGTGACCTCAATGCGGAAGTTCTTAGATGCCTGGTCTCTTAACAGGGCAATCGCTTGGGGAATAAGTTGTTTATCTTGGTCAGATAACTGCATTGCACCAGAGATTTGCACCAAAGTCTCATCGGTAAAGTGGTTGCAGATAATCTGCGCTTTAATTGACAGGATGCTAGTAGCAAAGTCCACGACTGCGTGTTGCATGGTCTTTAATCGACCAGATGCGTTGTTGGACTTAATAATCTGTGCGCCAAGGGTTTCATTGGGGTCAGTCTGACCGCGCTGAATGTCAGCAATACCCATTAATTCAAAGATTTGACCCTTAACCTGTTCCATTGCTTGATAGCATTGGGCTAGAGCCTGTGCAAATGGGGTAATGTCTACAAGGTCAATCGCACCTTTCATACCCTGCTTTTCAGCAAAAGCCATCCAATTGTCTACTGGAATCAGGGTGTTGTTCTCACCTTCAGAGAACAAACGCTGTAACTCACTTGAAGATGCATCGTATACACCACGGACTTTAAGGGCATTAATCAATCCGTCAATACGGTCACATAAAGTGTCTAGTTCCCTAGCTTGGTCTTGGTAGATTACAAAGTCAGGGATTGGCTCTAATGAGTCCGTTGTAAGTGTGGAATACAGGGGTTTAGGGCAGGGAAAGAAGTTCTCAAGCTGCAATGGGTCATCGCGCTCGTCAATAATCTTGCCCAAAGACTTGGAAATCCATAGGACTTTGCCGGTTTCTTTGTCCCAAATCTCATAAATTACTGCTTCATATACACCGTCTGTAGGTTTATAGGAGTTCTTATCGTCTGCAGGTTTGGTGTCTAACGGAATCTTGTAACCAAGTTCTTCACCAAATCGCTCAACCAGCGCAGGGCGAGACATATATACTTTGCGCCAAACACAAGTAACTTCTTCCCATGTCCTAGCACCTGGCGAATGTCCAAACTCTTTCCAATGGACATAATCAACTGGAGCGCACTCGTACTCAATTCTTTCAGGGTTCTCATTTGCTTCTCCTTCTGGGGTCTCAGACTCGTCTGAATCTTCGGTTACTTGGAATCCATCGTCAGGTTCGCCTGGTTCATCTACTGCAAAATGGGGTTCATACCGTACCCAACTGACACCACGACCACCCAATAGACGGTCTAGGACTGAGTTGTTCATAGCAGACTTATAGTCACCATAATGCTCAATCTCAAACTCTAAAGCCCGTTCTAGCATCATTGATGCGACACGGCCAATAGGGTCGTTATCACGAAATCTACGGCTTACATCGGGTCTTGGAAGTCTTGCAAAGATAGCCGGTTGAATGGTCTGGACATTTGACCAAAGGATATTAAACCTAGCATTAGGGTTACGGTCATAGCGTGAATCGTCTTTGTACTTCTTAACGATTCGGTCTGCTCTTTGTTCCCATCGCTTGTATTGGCGCTCATAAGACATGATTGTCTTGTACCAATCCTCGTATGTGTGGTCTACCGTTGCTTGGTCGTTTGCCATAATGTTGCCCTAATGTTGAAGATTTTGGCGAAATGTTGTCTTATTTTACCTAAAGTTAGTACCTTTGGTTACTTTTTGTCTTATTTTCTTTCCATAAGTCATTGATAGAAACATCCGTCTTACCAACAAATACACCCCTAATTGGTTCTTCCTTGGTAACGATACGAGCTTCCTCTTTCCATGCAATAGACAACATTCTAAAAGCATCGGCCCCGTGTGATGTCCAATCGTGCCTTGGTTTATCCCTAAAGACCTTCTTATCCTCATCGTATTCCCGTTGGTACTGCCGCAAACATTCAATGCCATCCTCGCATTTATGGTCAAACCAGGCTCTAGTAAGTGCCAATCGACTAGCTTGTATACCGTCTTGCAGCGATAGACTAGGGACAATCTTCATCTTACTAACTTCCAACTTATCGCTTAATTGCTCAATAATTGACCGATTTGATGCCAAAGTCTTAGCCCTAGCATCATGGGGTAGATAGTGTCTACCGTAGTCATACATCCGTTCTTGTTCCCTAGACTCTATGATTCCGCAGTAAAAAGCTACTGGTTGACCGTTTGAGGAATGGTAGTCCAATAGGCGAATCTCCCCGTGAACCACTTGAAACCACCAAATAGCCGTATCGTCTGAATAACCTAAGTCCCATGCGGTATGGACTTTGAACATAGGGTCATGTTTGACTTCGGTGATTCTGCCTTGGTCTGTGAGTAAACGCATCTCTTTACCGTAGAAAGCACCTAGAATCGCAGACTCAAAGTCGCACTCAAACTCCTGTAAGTACTGGTCTTCGGACATCATTTTGGCAGCATCGGCTAGTTCTGAGTCAGGTAATAGTCCTGTTTGACTGGCTCTAAGGGTCTTTACATACCAATCTGAGTCCTTAGTTGCGTTGTTGTATATCTCCCAGAACGCATTGTGACCTTTGGGAGTACCAATAAAGGTAGCCCAGCCGCCTCTATCTGACAGTAATGGCCTGATTACAGCCCCAAATATAGAGGGTTTCATATCAGCAAACTCGTCTAAAACCACCCCATCAAGGTATAAACCTCGCATTGCATCTGGGTTATCAGCTCCAAATAACCTAATTCGCGCCCCATTATCGAGTTCTACCCATAGTTCAGACTGGTTGGCTTTGACAAGTGCCGGTGCTGCAAACCGCATAAGATAGTCCCATGCAATAGTCTTAGCCTGTGCGTAATAAGGTGCAACATAAGCATACCTACCATCAGGTTTGGCTTCTAACAGGGCTTTACGGATGATGTCGTTGATACAGGCTACCGTCTTGCCGCACCGTCTATGGGCAACAATGATTGACCAGCGTTCCTGTCTGTAGTGGAAGTCTTTAAATACAGTCCTAGGTTTGTAGTCAAACTCAACTACTTCTTCTAGTCCTTCCATTTGTACACTTTATGGACTATGGGTGCGTTGGGGTCTCCCACCATCTCTGTTCTAGCCAGTTTAGGAACTGCGTATTCAACCATGTTCTGTACGATGTCACAAGCTTTGCCTGGATTAGGAAGCACAATGTACTTTCCAGTCTCATCGTCTTTGAGACCTTCTGCGGTGTTATAGAGCCATGTTTGCAAATAAGGTAGGTTGGCATCAAGTAATGCTTTTACCGCCTCACGGGCTTCCTGAGTGACCTTGTTGGGTACTCCTTTAGCCCTTCCACCTGTCTTTGGTCTACTTTTTTCTACTTTAGAAGTCATATAATCTCAAGTAATTGATTTATAAGGCTTTTAGTTTACATCAATTTTTAAGCAATGTCAGGGTCGTGTATCTTATTCATGGCTGACAATAATGTAGCCTTACGCTTCATGCGTTCATTGTTTTTTCTGTTAAGGATGTCACCCTTACCACCTACTGCTAGTTCTTGTGGTTTAGGTTTATTACGCTCCATTTCTTGCTTTTCCAAGGTAGATGTATGCTCTGGTCGTGTCAATGCATCTGCTTTTTTAAAGGTTCGGCTCATGTGTTTCATTACATATCCTTCATCTTGGATGCAATCATTTCTTTGCGAGTGGGTTTCGCGGTCTTAGCTGACTCCTTGAAGTCTTTAGCCGTAGGTGCGCCCTTGCTGCCAGGTTTGTTCATCTTTTCACCCGAACCAGCGGCTATCCTAGCCCGTTTTCTGTGAATATTAGCGTATAGTCCGTCTTTCATTAGCATTTCCACCTTGCCCTTGCTGCTTTTCCCCGTTCCCCAGTCCAACCTGCTGACCTTGCACAGAAACTATCGTGCCTTGGGCCACTAGATTGGGGTGCTTGTAAATTAGCGTTGTTCTTGCGGTTATAAGCCGCCCTACCTTTTGCAGTCATCCCTGCACCCTGCTCAGTTGGCAGGTAATTCTTGTCCTTACCCGTTGTTGTCTTGGGTATGGGTTTGTCGTGCTTTTCTACTGCGGCACGAATTTGGTCTTTACGACTCATCACGCTTTCCTAAGAAACGGCCATACGCTTCTTCTAACTTGGCTTTGCGTTTACCCTTGGCATTGTCTCGTTCTACATTAAGGGCAATAGCTGTAGCTTGGCTTTTTTTCATGCCTTCAGATTTGAGTTTTTTAATGTTCTTACCTACCGATTGGACTGAACCTGACTTGTCAAGTGGCATAGCTATTCCTTAAAAGAACCAAGCTTGTGTGCCTGGGTAGTCGTTAATGATTTTTGAGTGTTTTACTCCGCATATTTCTCTCATTATATCTAAAGATTGTGGAGAATAAAGGGATATATGACCATTTGCAGGGCCTAAATACCACCAATCTCTACCTACATTACCGTCTTGATATGCAGTTTGGAAAGCAAATGCTTCTTCAGCAAGGCTACAGGCATGGGTAAAACTAGCAACTGGGTCTGTAAAGTGTTCTACAACTTCACAGGCTACGACAATATCTTTCTTGGTAGCGTTATCTAAGGTTGTGTAATATTCAAGCCGTTGAGGGTAGATGTCAGCTCCAAAGCCTTTATATCCTAATTCCCTAAACTTCATTACCCCGTACCCTTTGCCGCACCCATAATCTAGTACGGTTTTATTAGGGTTTCCACCAGCTTGTATAAATAAATCAACGGTTTGGTTGGCTCTGCCATCATCAACTGGTTCTACTACATTCCAATATTCATTATCATCGTAAGTAGTTAAGTGATTTGCGAATAAAAACAAGCACTTAACGCATTTGTAGTAAGTTACAGGGTCACCCATTGCATCTATTGAACCACCTGTTACTTTCTTACTTGGCAAATCAAAGGCTGGATTAGCCTCTGATTGACAAATTAAGCATTTCATTTCAAGAAACGCAGCTTATAGGTCGTAGAGTCTATCTGGTCAGCAATCGCATCTATCAAATTGCAAAGTTGTTCGTCTTGCGGCAGGTCATCACGGGCTTCTTTTACAAACTTTTGTAGACTTTGCAGGTATTTAATTGGGTCTTTTGGTTGGTGGTATACGCTTGGGAAGGTAGTAATCTTGTCGTATGCGCCCATATATGCCTCAACATAGGCATCTGTAAGTTCTACGATATTGTCGTAATACTCGCCCAAAGCAATGTGTTTAGCGTAAGAATCGGTAGACCAATGAAAGAAATGGGTGTTGGTTGCTGAGTGCAACAGGGTGGCAGCAAATAGTGCGACATTATCGTTCATGGTTATTCCTTTAGAAAAAGCCCCTTTTTAGGGGGGCTAAAAGCCTCACGCTTTCACTTATTATCTTCCAATACCTCAATCATTACAAGACATCCACCACCTTTTTTGATTTCACCACGCTCAATCATTAAGACATCAATTTGTTCGTCATCGTCAAATACCCCGGCATCCCCTAGTGCATCCCAAAGAGCCTTAATTCGGTTGTCAATATCCTGTTTTCTACGGTCACGGGGGTATAAAACTACCTTCATTTCTAACCTGGCAACACCTAATTTGGGTACTTTGTACTCCACCACATAGTCAGAAACCTGAGATTTAAACTCTTTGCCTGCCTTACTTATACCCATCCTGTTACGGAATATGGTGCGGTAGCTGTTTACGCTAGGGGGTAGGGGTAGGTTAAGTACTAGCATTTATATCTTCTTCAGCCATGTGACAGAAAATACCACATTCTATTGATTGCTCGGTTGGGTAGTCACCAGCATCTAGTGGCAGCTCTGTAAGCCAAATGCGCTCACCTTTATGTTTAAGGATTTTAGCCCCTATAGAGCGTTCCATACCTGCCATGCGGTCAAACTGCTCGGGAAAGTCGTGCCTAATCTTATTCCAGTAGCCCAAGCCACCCTTAACGCACCCTATACAATTATTGTTTTGATAGCCCAGCTTGTACATTGCTGGCAGCTCAATACCAGCTCTTTCAATCATAGCCAAGCAATCTGACTTGCCCAAACCTTTATCTATAAGGATTGACCATAGTTTTACATCATTATTAGCATCAATAAATCGGTCTACTCGGTCTTGTTCTTCTGCTGTATAACCAAATACTTGAATATCAGTAGGGTTTTGGTACTTAATCCTTACTTCCTTTTTTAATGTTCTGGTGCATGGCGCACCTGCTATCCCAACTATATATTTGGTCTTTTCAAATACTTTATAAATACTTCCTTCGTATTTTTCATTTTCAAGAATAGTAATAGGTTGTCCAAACCATTTTTCGCAGTCTTTCATAAACCGCAAGTTGTCAGGGTGTTCTTCCTTGACATGGCAGTAAACCACTTCTATTGGGGTTTTGCTTTCAGCAATAGCTAATTTAGTAGCTACTGCACTTGCCGCACCGCAAGAAAACCATGAAATAACCCTATTCACCGATTAACTCCAAGGTTTGCTCAAGTAACTGCTCTTGAGATATGCCATGTTCCCTCGTAAATCGCTTGTGTCCCAAGAAGTGAACACCGCCACCTCCTCTGTGATGGTAGGTGCAGAGCGGAATGACGGGTGCTTGAGAGCGAGGGATATTATTTCTTCTAATGTGATGAAGTTCCGCTGGCGTTCCCTCAAAGCCGAGATGCCTACATAATGAGCATCCCAGTTCAGCAATTTTTCTGTATTTTTCTTTTTCATGTTTAGTTGCCATACCACTCCAGATAGTATTGTTTTAATGCTGCAAAGCCTTGTCCTATGTATATACAACCTTTAGGGGTAACTTTGTAGAATTTATTAACTTCTGTTGTGGTGTCTGTGTTTCCGTTAATAACCACGCAAGTAAAGCCAGGTTTGGATGATAATGCTTTAAGCAAGATTTGTTGTCCAATACTGACTTTTTCGTTTGGTCGTTTCCATTCCATAACCAAAAACTTACCATTGCGTTCCACAATACCGTCAATGTTGCTAGGCACAAAGTTGGGGTTTTTAGGTATTAAACCCTTAAAGTCCCCATAATCTATGTGTGACGGATTAGAACGCATTAGTTTAGTCATCAGCTAAATCTTGTAGTTTTAGTGCCATTTCAACCATCTTTTCAGCGGTCTGGTAGGCTAATGCCCATTGGTGTTTAAGCATTGCAGCTTCGTATTCTTGACTTAATCTGCGTAAAACAATCAGGGGTAATGCGTAATCGTCATTCATTTAATCACCTTGCTTTTGTATTTTGGTTCATTAATCTTTAAGGTACAGGCGGTACATTTCCACCTGTTAATCTTTCCGGCCTTAATCATCTTGCCGTAGTCTGCTGGGCGCATAACCTGACAGCTTGTACAGTAGCGTTTTTCAGTCATTGCATATCCAAAAAAGTAATATTCCAGCCAGTAACATCAGGGTTGCAAATATAGCAAATACCCCAATAGCAAAAACAATCATTACGGTTTCTATCATTGCAACACCCTTGGGGATTGGAAAGACATTGGTACGGATGGGACTGTATAGCTAGGAGTTCCAATAGCATAACCTTGTGGTGTTACCACTTGATTGGGGTAAATGGTTAGGGTTTGGGTTATGTACCCTGCATTGTTTACGACCTGCGCCTGGTTACCTTGGACTTGTACGGTCTGTTGCACATATCCCTGTGGGTTTGTAATGATGTATGTTTGGGCTTCTGACTGACTTGCCCAGCCGCCAATGGTAAATCCTATTAGAAAAATAATCAGTTCTTTCATCACTTATTCCTTATTGGGTGGGGTTACTTGCGCTCCGTATGTGAAGCGGTAAATCGTGCGCTTTCACCCCGTTATCAGAATGGTACATCTTCCTTAAACTCTTTACTGACCTGCTGCGTAGGAATTGCCTTATCTTCTGGTGGGTTTAGGTAAGCAATCAAACCACCTTCTTTTAGGGCAAACAACGGTAATGTCTCTAGTTTTAACATCAGACCGTGTTTAGTGTCCATGATTACACCAATGCTTGCGTACCGTTTTTTCATCTTCCCATCGGTTTTATCTTCGTATTCCGATACGGCTGCTTTTACAAAATATTGAATTGCCATTATTGATTCTCCATAAGTTTTACTTCTGCTGCGACTTCATTTAAAAATAAGCGTATTTCTGCTTCCATGTACAAGATAAACTCAGGGTCTCTAGGTACATTAACTATCAACAGTTGACTGCGTTCCGGCATCCTTGGGTCAAAAGATACAAAGTCGCACCATTTAGCACCAGTCACGGACATTTGAGCCTGCATCTGAATAAAGTACTTTTTAGGTGGTTCTTTAGCCTTAAAGTATTCCCAATGTGTTGCAGAGTTAGGACATTTGATTTCAATGAGGTTTTCACCAACCAAACCGTCAGGTGAACATCCAAACCATTCAATCGTAGGATGGTCAATAAAAGCCACTTGGTCTACAAAGTTACCTGTTTTGACCTCGTATGCAACTCTAGCTTGAGGCTCAGTTGCAGTACCCCACGCCATGGCATCATTGGTATATGATGGTTCAATGGTCTTGGTGATTCTTTGCAAGGCAAGCTCAATCAGATAGTTTTGCCTACTAGCTGAGGGGCCAGTCTTTGTCCTCGCAAGGATGTCAGCTACCCTCGATGCGGTTACTTTACCCCTGCGGAGTTCGTGCCATTCTGGTGTGCCTTGTTCAATCATTTACGAGCCTCTCTTTCTTTGCGTAGTATTTCGTCAAACATAGCTTTAAGCTCCCAACTCTGCTTTTTTGGCATCTTTTGCTGCTGAAATCGTGGCAACTGCTGATTTATCTTTTGAGATGGCGCTATACGCTTTTCCATAAGTGGCTTTCAGTTCGTCAATGGTTGTGCAATTCTTGATTGAATCTACCCATAACTTCGATTCTGCAGTCAAATCTACAGGTTCTTCAGTAGGAATATCCTCACCGGCATAGATGTACAGTCCAATACCATGTAAAGCAATAGCTTTAGCCAGGCAACGCTGCATTGCAGTATTGACCGCAAACGCATCTGGGTTAGCAATAGCCTTATTTTGAGCATTTAGGACAGGTAATTGTGCAGTCATGGTCTTACCAAATGCGGTAACTGAACAAAATACCATCAAAGTATCACCAAACTGCATAGGTGACTGGTATTCCCATGTTGCCATTTGGTCTGCTTGTAGGAGTTGGTCAACCGCCCAAGCCCATGAAAGGTAAGTAAATTTACCTTTTTTCTCTGTGTGTTCGTTTACATTAATCTTGCGTAGTTCTAAATATGACATCACTTACTCCTTATTGGTTATCTAATACTGCATCTGTGGCAAAACGCTCTTGGTACTCATACGACATATTCCATAACTTACGGCCTAAAGCCATAAAGTCACGCTTTTCTAGCATTTCTTCTAATTGAGCTACAACTTCAGGGTCTTGTACACCTTCAAATGCTTCGCAGAATTTACCCCAGTTGCATGGGTTGTACTCGTCTTTCATTAGCTCTGCGACTTCGCATTGGAACTCGTCTGAGTCCGTGTAGTCATCTTCAGGTTCGTAATACGCATCGTGTCTAGACATTCCCATGTTAAACACCCATCGCAAACATCGCGCCCAAAACTGCGCCAAGAATCATGGCGCATAGTAAATCAAAGAATGTTGGTTTCATCACTTACTCCTTAAACTGGAAAATCATTGGTTGCAAAAGATTTGAATATATCTACCATTCTTAGGATGTCTTTGTGTGTCATGGTCTTGCCGGTAGCTTCTTTAACGATGTCACGGATGTCCTCAACTTGAGACTGTGTGATTTCGTATCTGTCTGGTGTTGTCCAAACATATTCTGCGTAACCTTCTTTATCAATTCCTATGTTCATCACTTACTCCTTTACTTGGTTTAAAAAGTACTGCATGGGTAAACTTTATCACATATCAACACATCGTCAATACATTTTTTATAATTTTTTCACATTTCTTATTAGGACTTTCCCTAATGTTGTGAATTTTAACAAATACATGATATAGTCACCGGAACAACGAAAGGAGCAGTATGAAACCATTAGATTTGATAAGGATTGAGTTTGGCGGCATAAAAGAACTAGCTGATAAGTTAGAACTTACCCCAAATACAGTCTATTTATGGGGTGTAAATCGAGTGCCATTGAAGTATTTAGCCAAAATTGAACAACTTTCAGAGCTTCGTTTAACAAGAGAACAACTGCGACCAGACTTATTCAAAAAGGATTAATCATGGCCTGGATTAAGCTAGAAACGCATATTTTTGACAAGTTAGAGGTTTTTACTATTGCTGAAGATTTAGGTATTGATGCAGATGCGGTTGTTGGAAAGTTATGCCGTATATGGTCATGGTTTGATTTAAATACCGTCAATGGCGTTACACCTAGCGTTACAGAATCGTTACTTGACCGTTACTGTGGTATCGCTGGTTTTTGCAAATCCATGATTAAAGTAGGTTGGATGGGTAAAAATGATTCCGGACTGTACCTTCCCAACTATGACCGCCATAACAGTCAAACCGCAAAAGATAGGGCATTAACCGCTAAAAGAGTGTCTAAACACCGAAAAAGGGAATTAAGTAACGCTGAATGTAACGATTTAAGTAACGCTACACCGTTAGCCTCACCGTTAGATAGAGAAGAGAAGAGAAGAGAAGATAGTAAGGCTACCAAAGGTACTAGATTTTCTTTAGATACTGCACCGGAAGAGTGGATTTTGTTTTGCAAGAAAGAGCGTAGTGATTTGAACCCTACCGTAGTTTTTGATGGATTTAAAGATTATTGGGTGTCTGTTGCTGGTTCTAAGGGTGTTAAGTTGGATTGGACTGCAACTTGGCGCAACTGGATTCGTAATCAAAAAGGTGGTGAAGTTAAGCAAGTAGGTAATTTTAACGAAATGATGAGGATGGCAAAATGATAGGACAGAAGCAAGTGTTGGAATACTTGATGGCAGGTGGTCAAGTTAGAAGCGTATTCTTGTTGGTCGGTGAAAAACCAGAGTGGTTTGACCCTAAAAACCAAGAGGATATGAGTATGCCAATGATTTATACAGAGAAGCGAAATCCCCAACCGATAGACCTAAAGTTCTTGGAAGGTCAAAATATACAGTTAATTCACGGTAAAAACGCTTCTGACGAGCTTTTTGCAGCATGGTATATACATACCCATCAACTCAAGGCAAAAACGCTTGTAGCGCTCGATAGCGCTGGGGACATTTATGTTTAAAAACATCGTTTCTGACATTGATTTCCAAGAATACTCAGAGCTGCATACTTTAGTTTATGAAGTTTCACAACTTGCAGAACTCAAAGATGACCTAAAAGCGTTTTCTAGGGGTGAATTTTTTGCTAAAGGAGTCAAACTACCTTGGGAGAAAACGCACCAACAGGTTGAATTAAGACCTGCAGAATTGACTTTATGGGGTGGTTCTACTGGTCATGGCAAGTCTTTAATCATGGGCCAGGTCATTCTTTCTATCATGGAACAGGGAAAAAAGTGCCTTATTGCTAGTTTTGAGATGCCGCCAGTATCTACATTGTTTAGGATGGCTAGACAGGCTACGGGCATGAAACACCCTACAGAACTGTCAATAGATGCGTTTGCTAAGTGGGGTAACGAACACTTATACATCTACAAACATACAGGAATGGTAGAAGCCAATAAGGTCTTGGCTATGTGCCGGTATGCCTCAGAACAGTTAAAAATTGAGCATTTGGTCATTGATAACCTAATGACCTGCGTTAATGGTGAGGATGACTACAACGCTCAAAAGAACTTTGTAGCTACGGTTAAGTCTATTGCGTTATCAACAGGTATGCACATTCACTTGATTTGCCATGTGCGTAAGGTAAGTAGCGAAAAAGAAATACCAATAATGAGCGATATTAAAGGTTCATCAGCGGTTACCAGTTTTGCGGACAATGTGTTTTTAGTGTGGAAAAACGCAGAAAAAGCGCAAAAAGTAGCAGAAAACTACCACCACTTTGACCGAATTGAACCAGATGCAGTCCTAAGATGCACGAAAAACCGCAATGGTGAATCTACCCCTTTGTACAAACTCTGGTTTGACTATAAAAGCCAGCAATTTATTGAGGAAGCTGATACACCAATCCACAATTATTTGGGGCAAACATGAACTATTTAAGTGTTTGTAGCGGCATAGAAGCTGCAACAGTAGCTTGGCATCACATGGGGTGGAAACCTGTAGGATTTAGTGAGATTGAAAAGTTTCCTAGCCAGGTGTTAGCGCACCATTATCCAACCGTCACTAACTTTGGTGACATGACTAAATACAAAGATTGGAATATAAATGACTCAGTTGGACTTTTGGTCGGAGGAACTCCCTGCCAATCATTTAGCGTTGCAGGTTTACGCAAAGGACTTGAAGACCCAAGAGGCAACCTCGCTCTTACCTATGTTGGAATTCTTGACCGATTTAGACCCAAATGGTGCATATGGGAAAATGTGCCAGGTGTCCTCAGTTCAAACGGTGGAAGGGATTTTGGGGCCTTCCTCGGGGCGTTGGTTGAACTCGGCTATGGGTGGAGCTACAGGGTGCTTGATGCTCAAAACTTCGGAGTCGCACAAAGACGCAAGCGAGTGTTTGTTGTCGGACACTTTGGAAATTGGAAGCCTGCCGCAGAAGTATTATTTGAGTCCGAAAGCCTGTCAGGGGATATTAAACCGAGCAGAAAAACGAGGGAAGAAATTACCAGAGGCTTTGTACCAAGCGTTGCTAACTGTCTCCAAACAACTTGTAATGACTACAGCAGAGCAGACGGATTTAACATGATTGCTGAACCAACAATTTCGTTTGATGAGAGAAACATACAATTTTTTAGTAACCAAAATTATCAAACTTGTCCAACTTTAACGGCAACAGATAATAAAGGGGCAAAAGGAGTTTTAACTCCTATGTCTACTGCAGTAGCAGAACATCAAACTTATATTGCATACAACATTAGAGAATGTGCATCAAATAATACATTTAACGCTACCAAAACAAATACCGCTACAACATTACAAAAAACGCAACCATCTGTGCAAAGTCACCATACTCAAACATTTATTGCTCAATCTTTTGGGTGGCAAAATTCATCTCATCAAGGAATGTCTGTAGATACAATAAGCCCTACATTGGACAAAAGCAAAACTCCAGCAGTATTTTGTGACACATACAATGGAACAATACAAGGTGATGTATCTGCAACCATGACTGCGGATATGGCTGGCCCGACACATAGCGGCCCAAAAGTAATGCAAAACATGGCAGTCCGCAGGCTTACCCCAGTTGAATGTGAGCGATTGCAGGGCTTTCCTGATAACTACACAAACATACCGAAAGCAGCAGATGGAAACAGATACAAAGCATTAGGCAACTCAATGGCAGTACCAGTAATGAGATGGATAGGAGAGCGAATCAATGAATATGAAAGAAAACATGGAAGAAATTAACCCAAACGCAGCAGTAGACTTTTTACTTAAAAACGCAGGTTTATTTGCAAAAGCTAAGTCTGAAAGGGTGTATTTAGAGGAGTTTCGTAAGTCTAAAAAGGCTCTTTTAATGCAAGAAGCGTTTTTTTGCAGGGGTAGACACGATGGCTGGTCAAGAACGCGATGCGTATGCCCGGCAGGAATATCGTGACCTATTAGATGGTCTAAAAACAGCAGTAGAAGTAGAGGAAACCTTGAAGTGGAAGATGACAGCAGCACAACTTAGGGTAGAGATTTGGAGAACTTTACAAGCAAACAACCGTTTAATTGATAAATCAACCGCATAGGAGAAAACATGGCAACTTTTACATTATCTGAATTAGAACATCCAATCCCCTTTTATGGTATTTATGAAGAAAAGGATGGCTCTTTAACCATTAATACGGAGGCTTCTATGGAAAAACTAGCAATAGCACCTAAAAGTGTATTTAAGTACAGTAGTGGCGCAGATGTACAAAAAGTGTGGAAAGCCTATGGTTGGACTCCACCATCAACTGTTCGCAATGACTACCTGTTTAAAGCCAACAGACTAGCAAGTGGTTTAAGCAAGTAGTTAGACTAGGTACTTTGACACCATTTCAACCTTAGCTTTTCTATCAGCAATACCGATTAATCCACCGTTAATCCGTTTTGTGATGGTGTCAATGTCATCTGCATCAGCAAGGGCATTTAAACCCTTTCTGTTCCAAAACCACCCTGCGGATAGGGCAGCATACTTAGGTGTTGATAAAAGGTCAGGATTAGCCACTAAATCGACTCCTATGGCACTTCCGCAGTTGGCATAGTTCTCTTTGCCGGTAAGTTGGATAAGTCCTCTGCCAATGTACTTTGCCCCATCCCCATCTTCCGTGTTACCCATACGACCTGCATAAACTTTATTGGCTATCTTTTCTGGGTTACGCTCATACTTTTCTGCGGTATCTGTGTCAGGGAAACGACTAGGCCAGGTAGCCATAAGGCCTTTAGCAGAGTAGTTTAGGTTTTCTTTTAACTGTTTAAATCCACCTGATTCGTGCATACATTGACCGATAAAGTAGGCCTGGCGCTTGGGGGTAGATATATCGTACTTCTCAAAGGTCTCTAAAAGGGGTTCTAACCACTTGCCGTCAATACCTAGGGCTAATAATTGAGACTCAATCATTTTTCTTGGCCCTCATATCCATAATCTTCTCAACAGTACGACCACCAAAATAAGCCAACATAATCAACTGACCCCATTCCCCTAATAGTTTTACATAGGATTCATTAACATCAATTTTCCATGCTGACATTAAAGAAAAGGCACAAAAAACCAATAGGATAAATACTAAGGTCATGGGGCGAATGTTTTTAGATAGCCAAGAATCGCTAGACATATCAGCTTCCCAGCGTTTAGTAATTTCTTGGGATTCAGCAATTTCGGCTTGCATCTTAGCTAATTCGCCATTTTGTTGCATTTCTAGCAGTTTAAGTTTGGCCTGTTCAGCCTGGGCAGGGTCAGGAAAAACTTTATCTAGTATCTTGCCGCCAATGTCTAGTAGTGCGCTTAGTGGAAACATTATCTTTTCTGCCTTTCTTCTACCAATTTAACCCGTACATGAAGTTCATGCAGTTCTTTATAAATTTCTTCTCGTTGTTTTGCCCTGCGTTCTGCTGAAATTGGGCTGTCTGTGGGTACACCTTCAGAAGTGATTAGGGCAGGCATTTTGCCTTCAATTTGGGTTAAACGGGTTTGAAATGAAGATACTTGACCAAGCAGCCAAGCTATACAAGCTACAAGAATAGGAATAACTGCCTTGAGTACATCTTGCATATTCATTTAAAACGCCCCCAAAATAAACTTTAGCCACAAGGTTACTAGCAGAGCAGCCATAAAACAATAAAACTGTACCTTTCTAACTGCTTTTAAATCGTGCTGGAATTCTTCGTTATTCTTGCGTTCCATGTTCTCAATGTCTAGCTTGATTCTAAGTAACGCATCCCACTCTTTTGCACCGTACTGCTTTACAAACTTAATCTTTAAATCTGCCTCCTCATCGGAGATTTGTTTCTTGCGTTTCCACTCGTCTAAAGCCTTGATTAAGGCTCGTTCCTTCTTAAACTCTGCTTCCCGTCTTGCTCGTATGCGCTCTTGCGCTCTTTGCTGGGCTACATCTGTTGCGTCTTTTTGTATGCTTTCAATCTGTTTAGTAACAGACTTACTGGCTTCACGGGCAGAATCTAAACCGCTACTTAGTCCTTTTGCACCTTCAGACAACCCGAGCAAATCTGACACATTATTTGCCTGTCAGCCAATGTAATGCCCATCCACCAAGTGTAGACAATGCGGTCAGCATAGATATGCCTAGCCAAGCCATGCCAGCCTGTTTATTGCTGTTAGCGACTAAGGTTTCAAGCTGGGCTTCCATCTTATCCATCTTTTTATCAATGGCTTCAAGGCGATGTTCGTAGTTTTCCACACGATTCCACAGCACCCCATAGCGAACCAAGTCGATGCCGTTATCCATTACCCGACCAATGCTTTTACTTCGTCTTGTGTAAGGCCTAATGCGGCTAGTTTAGCTAGTGCAGAAGCCTTAGAAGTTGCTTGCGCTTGTTCTTGTGCAGTTCTTTCCGTTTCAATTTGAACAACTTTGGCTTCTACGGAAGATAAGTCATAAACAATTTCAT